ATAAAGATTAAGCAACCACAGACACTAGTTAAGTGGGGTAACGAAGATGTTACCATGCTTGAGATGTTTAAAGAATTAGATAAACTTGTTTGTGATCCTGTTAGAAATATGCAGGAGATGGATGGAGATATGTATATGTCTGACTATCAGAAATTATCTCAAGCACATTGGAGAATAGCAAACACACTTCAGGAATTAAAAGATGACTGACTATGTGATGGGACGTATCCCACTGATTAAAAAGAAACTAAAGACTAGCATAGCCAAGGTTAATAAACTTGGTACGACAAAGCTAAAGGATATCAGTGAATTAGACCTATGCTTTATGTGTAATGATCTGGTTGAAGATTTGAAATTTATTCAGAAGGAGATAGAAAATGAGTGATAAAATTAAATTAAATAAAAAGAAAGCTAAGTTTATTAAAGAAACTAAAGAAGATATTGATGAACATCTAGGATGTTTTTCTTATCCTAACTGTGATTTATCACCTACTGGATGTTATCACACAGGTCTTTCTTACGATGAGATGGATCATTTTGGATATAGAGATTAAGGAGAATCTAGGGGCTTGACTGAGTTATTAATTCAATCACCAAACATTGAGCTACATCGTATCAAGGTTGAGATGGGTGGGTATTGTTCACAACATAAGCATCAGTCAAAGATCAATGCGTTCTATGTTATCTCAGGTGAGCTAGAGATACAGAGGTGGAAAGACTATGGCTTATGTGATAGCACACACCTGTTTGCTGGTGATCTATCTATTGTACCAGCAGGAGAGATGCATAAATTCATAGCCCATCAAGAGACAGAAGCATTAGAAATCTATTGGGCAGAATTAAACCACACTGATATAGTGAGAGAAAATGTAGGAGGAATATAATGATACCATTAATAATACTTGCGTTGACAATACCTACTATCTTTAATGTAATAGATATATTAATTCACACAGGAGGAAATTAATGTTTGAGATACTTTGGTTATTAGTTTCAGTATTGTTTTAGAATAGTACTATGACATTCATTATAGTACAGATGGAAAACCCCTTAGATTTAGAGAGCATCTCTATCTTGCCAGATGAAAATGATCTAAAGGTTAAGCAGTTTCGCAACGAAGAAGAAGCTGTTAAATTTTTAGTGAAGTATGGTATGATAGAAGAACTAGATCATGACGCACAGATTGTGAGGTTACATTGAAAACATTATTTGCTGGTCTGCTTGGGCCAATTATATTACTACTAATAATATTTTATAGTTTACCTAGTAAAGCCAATGACTTAGACTGTTTAATTGAAGCTGTTTATTATGAGGCTAGGTCAGAAGGCATGATACCTAAGATAGCAGTAGCTAATGTAATACTACAACGAGTTAAGGATGCTAGATATCCTTCCACTATATGTGAGGTAGTCCATCAAGGTAAGCATAGGCATGGCAGAATTGTGCGTAACAAATGTCAGTTCAGTTACTACTGTGATGGTAAGAAAGAAAAGGAAAAAGATTATACATCCTTACTTGATGTATTAAACATAGCTGACCTAGTGTTAGAAGGTATACTTCTGGAGAGAACTCTAGGAGCTACTCACTACCATGCTTATTATGTTAGACCAAGGTGGGCTATGAAGAAAAGATTTAAGAAGTTAGCTAGAGTAGGTTCACATATCTTTTATATTGACAAAGGAAATTAAAAGGAGTATCTTATGTATAATAAAGAATTAGATAGACTTATACGAAAACAAACTGATGTTCTTCATAAGCACATCGAAGTACTTAAGAAACAATTAGATGAAAGAGAGAACACTATTAAAAAATTAAGAGAAAGTCTTGGTCAATCAGGTAAACAAGGGTGGGTAGAAACAGATGTCTAGAAATTTTTGGGAACAAGAACGTAGAAGTCTTTTTAAATATAGATTTAAAGAGTATCAAGCTGAAGGATATAGTAAAGAGGAGGCTGGTTCGTTAGCTAAAAAGGAAGTAGATGAAATGATGGTAGAAAAAGAAGACTTTGTACACAATATATGGGAGCAATCTTATGAAGAAGAATGAATGGAAGTTAGTTCTAGTTAAAGATAGTGGTGATATAATTGTTGATTCTTTTAATAGTAAAGAATTAGCAGAGGAAGAACTTAAATATAGAAACTCTTTGAGTATTGCAATGGGGTATACCCCCGATGTGCCGTACCAGATACGGAAAATTAATTAACATTTATGGACGTAGTTCTTACGTAACTCTAGGACTACTACTTAGTAGTCCGTAGAGTTACTTACAAGGAGATTGCCGATGACAGCTACATACACTAAAGGAAACTGTCCTGACTGTAGTTCTAGTGATGCTTACACAACTTATCACGCTGACGGTCATTCATATTGTTTCAGTTGTGAAACATTCACCCCCTCCAATGGAGAAAATAAAACGATGGAAACACAAAAAGTTGTAGAGATTATTAATAATTCTAGCTCAACACTAAAAAGTTCAGGCATTATTGATGCGATTAGTGAGCGTAGGATAGCTAAAGAGACTGCAAGAGTATACAATACTCAAATAAAAAAGACAGGTAGCATGACAACCCACCACATTTATCAATACTTTGATAATAATAATGTTCATGTAGCTAATAAGATACGTGAGGTTCAAGGCAAGAAGTTCTGGTCTGAAGGTAATCTTGCTGGCTCTGGTTTGTTTGGTCAGAATATCTTTGGTAAAGCTGGTAAGTATATCACCGTATGTGAAGGCGAGATAGATGCTATGTCTGCCTATGAGTTGCTTGGTAGCAAGTGGCCTGTTGTATCTATCAAGAATGGTGCAGCTTCAGCCCTTCAGAATTGTCGTGACTCCTTCGAGTACCTTAATAAATTTGAGAAGGTAGTGCTATGCTTTGATAATGATAAGCCCGGAAAGGAAGCATCCCTCAAGGTAGCTGAGTTGTTTGAACCTAACAAATGTTTAATCATGAACATGGAACTTAAAGATGCTAATGAATATCTCAAGACAAATCAACGTGAGAAATTCAACAGTACATGGTGGAACTCAAAGACTTTTACACCAGCAGGTATTGTAAACTTAGCTGAGTTGGGTGAGACATTATATGATGAGAAGTTTTGTGAGACAGTTCTATATCCTTGGTCAGATCTTAATGACAAGACATATGGCATACGTACTGGTGAGTTAGTAACCTTTACAAGTGGTGCTGGTATGGGTAAGTCAAGTATTATCAGAGAGCTTATGCATCACATCATGAAAAATACTAAGGATAATATTGGTGTGCTGGCAATGGAAGAGAACATACGTAACACTGCCTTTAATATTATGTCTGTTGAAGCTAATGAAAGATTATATATCAAAGAGATACGTGATAGGTTTGACCGTAAACAATTACAAGAATGGCAAGACAAGACCATTGGTTCCGGTAGATTTTTTGCCTTCGATCACTTTGGTTCTATGTCTAATGATGAAATACTTAGTCGTATTAGGTTCATGGCTAAAGCATTAGAGTGTAAGTGGGTTGTACTGGATCACCTGTCTATCTTAGTATCAGGTCAGGAAGATACAGATGAACGTAAGTCAATAGACATTCTTATGACCAAGCTACGATCTCTTGTAGAGGAAACTAACATAGGTCTATTACTTGTGAGCCACCTACGTAGGCCATCAGGTGATAGAGGGCATGAGGATGGCAAAGAAGTATCCCTGTCGCACCTTAGAGGGTCAGCAAGTATAGCACATCTGTCTGATAGTGTCATAGCATTGGAGAGAAATCAACAGGCTGATGATCCCGTTGAAGCTAACACAACCACCCTCCGAATACTTAAGAATAGATATACAGGAGAAACTGGGATGTCTTCTCGCTTGCATTACAATAAAGAAAGTGGTAGAATGACAGAAATTAACAACCCTTTTATGGAGAATGAAGAAGATGGTGACAGCAGTAGTTGATATAGAGACTGATAGTTTAGATGCTAATGTTATACATTGTATTGTTGCTAGAAATTATAAAACTAATAAAGAAAAGGTATGGATAGGTGATGACTGTAAAAACTTTGGGCCTTGGTCTAAACAAATAGATCAGTTCATTATGCATAATGGTGTCAGCTTTGATGCTCCCATACTTAATAGACTTACAGGTTCTAGTATTAAACTATCTCAAGTAAGAGATACATTAATTGAATCACAATTATATAACCCTGTCAGAGAGGGTGGTCATTCACTCTCATCTTGGGGGCAACGACTTGGTTTTTTGAAAGGAGACTATAATGATTTCAGTACGTTCAATGAAGACATGCTTAAGTATTGTTTGCGTGATACGGAACTTACTAGGAAGCTGGCTTATGAATTGTCAGAGGAAGGGAAAAAGTTCTCATCTAAATCCTATGAGCTTGAAAGAAAAGTAAGAGCAATTATAGATCAACAAGAAAGAAATGGTTTTGCTTTTAATTTACGTGAAGCCATGTCATTCTTAGCTAAGTTAGAGGAGGAACAACAAACCTTAGAAGATAAAGCTCTTGAAATGTTTGAGCCTGTTGAGGTTCAACTAAAGACTAAGGTAAAATATATACCATTTAATATAGCAAGTCGTAAGCAGATAGCTGAACGTCTGATGGAACGTGGGTGGAAACCTAAGAAGTTTACTGATAAAGGTAATGTCATAGTCTCAGAAGAAATACTTAACACTCTTAAAATGCCAGAAGCTAAGATGTTTAGTCGGTACTTTCTATTACAGAAACGTACTGGCTTACTTAAGTCTTGGATAGAGGCTTGTCAAGATGATGGTAGGGTACGTGGCAGAGTTATGACATTACGTACCATCACTGGACGCATGGCTCACAACTCTCCTAACATGGCTCAAGTACCAGCAGTTTACTCACCCTATGGTAAGGAATGTAGATCACTATGGACTGTCTCTAATCCAGATACCCATGTCTTGATGGGTACTGATGCGTCTGGACTAGAGCTAAGATGTCTGGCTCACTATATGGATTGGCCTGAGTATACTAATGAAGTTGTTAATGGTGATATACATACAGCTAACATGAAAGCTGCTGGTCTTAAAGATCGTGATCAATCAAAGAAATTTATCTATGCCTTTCTCTATGGTGCTGGAGCTTCCAAGCTAGGTAAAGTGGTTGGTGGTAGTGCTGGTATGGGACAGAACTTAATAACTAAGTTCTTATCTAACATGCCAAAGCTTAAAGAACTCAGAGAAAATGTTATAGAAGCTTCTCAAAAAGGAACTATCAAAGCTATTGATGGTAGGCTCTTACATATACGTGCTGATTATGCTAGCTTAAATACTTTGTTACAGGGTGCAGGAGCTATCATCTGTAAGCAATGGCTTGTACATATCATGGAACGTATACAAAAATTAGGTGTAGATGCTAAGTTAGTTGCGTCTATACATGATGAGTATCAGTTTGAAGTATCAAAGAAAGATACTACTAAGTTCGGACAGATTACTAAAGAGGCTATGAAAGAAACAGAGAA